AGCCCGATGCAGATAATCAAATAGGCATAGACTTCGAAGAAATGAAAAGACTATTTCAACCTACTATTACTTTCCATCCAGAAATGTTTAAGGTGAAAAATGATAGAAAAAAAGTAAGTGAGTTTTTATCTATAGCAATAGCATATTTACTATTATTGAATACCTCAACATGTCGTGCTATGATATTATCATCTGCATATTCTATGTTGAGTATATTCTTAGATAAATACTCTTGTAAAGCCACATCTCGCTCATGCTGTAGTAGTATGATACTCTCTGCTAAATCATCTGTTTTTATATCTCTATACTTATAGAACCAAGTATCATCTCCGTCTTCTATGTATTTATCTGTAGTCATAAGCACTGAATAATGGTCTGGCTGATGAGCAAATAAATCTCTATTGCCACGAAGTGTTGGCATTAACTGATCTACTTTATCTCCACGTATTTTTTTGATTTCGTCAATAATAATCATATCTGTAGAGAATCCATTTTTGCTCTCAGCATTGAATGACATAGATGCCAAATGCAAACCAAATCCTGTATAAAATGAAATAAACTTACTCCAGTCTTCTACTTCTGAGTAAGGTAATTGGTATTTATATTCTTTGGTAAATTTTGCTGGTGGTCGCTTACAGACAAAATAGTGCTGGTTATTTATAAGCCCTACACTATCAAAAAATCTTTTTATTTCTGGAAGAAATACAGATAGTATCTTATACTCACTTTCTCCTACAAATAAACCTGTACCTTTAGCTAGTGAGTATATACATCTATTAATTTTAGGACCATGCAGTCCACGAGTTTTTCCGAATCCTCTGGAGCATAGTCCTATTGTTATTTTAGCATTCACAACATATGCCTTAAGTTGTGGCAGGTTGAGGTGTACAATGTTTTTATCTATATTATTCTGCATCTTCCCATTCAGCATTTTCTATGTTATCTAATTCTAGTGCATATTTTTTATCGATTGCACCTAAAAACTCACTTACTTTTTTTCTATCATTTTTCACCTTAAACATTTCTGGATGGAAAGTAATAGTAGGTTGAAATAGTCTTTTCATTTCTTCGAAGTCTATGGCTATTTGATTATCTGCATCGTGCTTAGTAGCTTCACGATATTCTTTCTCGAGTACAGCATAGTTTTTTAAATCACCTTTTTCAAGTGCCATATTTATAGCCTTGCGCAATCGATGTATGGCCATCAGATTTTCATAGGCTCTATCGTAGCCTTTCACTCTACCAAATACTCGCTCCATCAATGGAAAATCCGCGAGTATGGTAGTTTTTGCATATCCTTTGGCACTCATTATTTCTTCTACTTTCAATCGATCTCCATGATGCTCTACCATGAGTTCATGCATCAGATTAAATCGATCTATCTTTTCTTTGGCTTGTGGACTCAGTTTATCCATATATCCAGCCTTAGTATATGCCATCATGATAGTCTCTTCTTCTTGAAGCGACTCTATATTCATCAATGTTTCTTTAACTCTAGCCATCTATTTTAGTATTTAGTTCATTTATTTCGTTTTGCCACATTTCTATTTTCATTTGGTATTGAGCTAGTTCTTTATTTTTTCTACTCATTTGTATTCTTGTCATATTCACCAGTTCAGCTTCACCTTTTCTTATTTTTTTCTTATAACTACTGATACTACTTCGTATAGATGCCCTACGTTTGATGAGTGCTTTCATATCTTCCGCAGGCAATTGGTCTATTTCTGACTCGTCAATATTTGGCAACTCATAGAAGTGTCCGTTTTTATTATAAAAATCTACTTGTTTGAATAGTTCTCTTGCTTTTTTGGTAGTTTCCAGAATAAAAAAAGCAATACGTTTTCTCTTTCCTTGTGCCTTTGATGTTTTGAGTTGGGAGTGTGCATTCCCTGCTTGTTTCCATAGGTCACGTGCTTCTGTAAGCTTCTGAATAGCAATATCTGCATCTAATGGAGATGCAGGCAGTTTTACAAGATTTTGTTCTATATTTTCAATTGGTATTGTTTGTACTTCTGGTTCTTTTTTTATAGGTTTTGCTTCCTCAAATAGCCTATTGATTATATTGAGTAGCTTACGTTCATCACGAAAAGTATTGAGCGATGATACAGTAGCCTTATAATCTGTGTGCACTTGTATGATGCGTACACCAGTAGCGTAGTCTCTACTACCATTGAGCCAATTGATGATTTCTTCGTGCATTATTTTTCGGTTATCTCATACATTTCGCATACGATAGTATCTCGTAGGGGTAGTTCATAAGATTTTTTTACCAACTTATATTTTCTATTACGGATAAAGAATAGATTGCTAAACTTGAGTAGATATAGTGCCTCATAGCTTGGATCTATCTGAAATATGACCTTATCGTGGTCATTCATCTTCACATCATCTCCATAAAACTGCTCTATGAGTCCATACTTGCCGTGCCAGGAGAAATGAAAAGAAGTATTGCCTACACTTTGTTTTAAAGATGGAGTGCCTACTTTTGGAATATAATTACTATTGATACCTAATGGATAAGGAATGAAGCTCATTGTATTTTGTATACCATAATAAAAAGCTTTGTAGAAAAATTTGGTATTTTCTACATGTACTAAATCTGCCCTTTCTCTTCTACCATATACATATGTAGTCCCTACACTTTTATCAATATATACTTCCTGTTTTTGAAGATGATAGTCCATATTACAGCCTAAGTAAGAGGTAATCACATCGCCTGTAACTATATCACCTGTATAATTAAATATAATATTATCAGAGCATGGAATTATAGGAGATATATTATTGCTACTATTGCTACCGTATTTCATCACATTTCTTCCAGACTTATTAAAATTGGTTCCGTCATAGGTATATAGTTCATTGGTATCAGATATTAAAAATATATCGCCAGCTGTTGCACTAAGTGGTAGTGATTCTACTTCTATAGCTTTTGGATGTATTTTATTTTGATAGTCATATAACACTACATCATCTTTATCAAAATTATATGAGAGTTGAATACCATAGTTGGTATTCGTTTCTAGACTTACATCTTCTGTGATATTATCTGTTATATCTGTTATGTTGTTTGATTTATTTTGTACAAAGCTTACTATAGTGTCATTTACTTCAAAGTGTCCGTTAAAAGATTTCTGTAAGTCTCTAAGAAACTCTACTATACTAATATCTGGAAGATGATTTTTAGGATTTATTTCTGTAGGCATTTGAGCATAATATTGAGGTATACTATCAGTAGAAATTGCTATATGCTGTTTTAATATAGAACAATTATTTTCAATTATTGCTTTTTTAAAATAATCATTAAATAATGAGCTGTTTTCTAGAGTTAAGTTATTTTCTGTAAAACAATGTTCTAAAACCTTGTAGTAGTAATAACATGGTATTAAATGATTATTATAAACTACCACACTTCCATATAAATCACCAGGTGCAGTAAGATCTTGACCCCAAGGATATATTTGTAGTCCATCATCCCACCAATTTGCATATCCATTCATAGTATTTTCTTTTAATGCTTTCTCAAAATATATGGATGGAAAACAAATATAGTCATCACCATTTAGTGTAATATCTGCTGCATATTCAGATGTCTTAAATCTTGGTGTAGATCTATAAACAATACTACCACCGCTCCCAATACCTCCTAGTCCTAATATAGCTGGTGGTACTTCATCACCCTCTATCACCCTCACCCCATCCATCACAAGCTCATTTACCTTTTTGTCTTTAAAAATATCATAGAGTACATCTATGTATTCTTGGAAGTCTAGTTCTACTATATCTTGGCTGGCATCGTTTAGGTTTTTTTTGATGGTATGGATTCTCATTCTGCCACGCTTGATGAGGTTGCCATCTGAGTATATCTCAAAGCCACTGATAAACTTGCCTCTTGGTTGGTCATATTCTAGTGCTGTCATGCCTAGCTTTGTGAGGTTTTCCCACGCTGTGGCAGAAGTAGTAAAAGGATAGGTGATGCTCACTCTATCCTCATTATTGTCAAAGCCTGGGCTATTATCTTCTATAGTTATTTTGGCATTTTCGCTCAGCTCTAGCCATCTATCTTGGTATTTTATAGATATCATTGATTTTGTATTTTTAGTTAGTACTTACGCTTACCCCTTCTGCTATGAGCCAGTCTTTAGCATTGATACCTACTGGTGATGGTGTAGGAGATGAGCCTGTTAAATCTATATACCCACTAGTTAAATTGCCATATATTCTTTGTAAGTCTGCTATCACTTGTAGCATTTGGTCTAGTTGGTAGGCATTGTTTATAGAATATACTAGTATTGTATTTATATTTTTTAAATTCAATAATTGACGAATATTATTAAATTCTACATTTGCAAATTGATCTATATTTATAGATTGTAAGTTTGGAGGATCTATATTTTTAAAAATCAAAGTCATATCATTATTAGTTAAACTAAATGCGATATCTACAAGATTTTTAGCTTCTATTTTGAAATTATAAATACTATTTTTCTTTATAATATAAGTATTAGTACCTGCTACAAATTCATTGATAATTCCATTAATAAATATTCTAGAAGCACCAGTAGCTCCATTTATTATCTTACAATTAATATTGTTTTCTGATGGATTAACTATTGTAAATTCTAGATAATCTGTATAATTCGCTTCATCGATCACTTCCATATCGCTAAATACACTATCAGTCCATGCCTCTGCGAGCTCCCACTCCATCTCATACTTAAACTCATCATTTTTTATGAGCATTTCATCACTCATGTTTAGGATGCGTTTATAGTTTGGTAGCTGGTCGCTATCTGCTATAGAACGAGGTATCAGGTATTTGTATTTTGATAGTATGAAATCATTTACAATATTTTTAAATCCACCACATATCCATCCTGTACGAAGTTTCATGTGCTTTTGGTCGCTTATATATACAGTTCCTATAGTGCCAGTACTCACTCTATTATCTTCTAGCATTATAGTTGTATTGGTATTAGTAGTAGTTTTTATATTAGTTTCGTCTTTTATGTGATTCATAAAAGTTTCAAATGCTCCTAACGATGTGTGATATCCTATTACCGCTCCATATTTATGATTTTCTTTGTCTACCTTTATTTTAATAGTGTTTGATAAAATAGGTCCACTGATTTCGCGTAGAAATATATTGTAACTATCAAAAGTACCAGCACTCTCATAAGCCCCAAGTCCTAATTGCTGATAGCCTATAGGTATATAGTACATACCAGTTATAAAACCATCTATAACTGGTGTAGGTATGGTAACACTCACAGAAAAAACTCCACTATAAAAGCATTCTGCAACTATAGCATGATTGGCACTTGGAGTAATGAGCCCATTATTCCTGATCACATCATCTATAAATATAGTTAGCCATTGATATTGATTTACATTTACTTCCATACCAGTACGCTGAAAAGTGAGCCAATCAGGATTATTATCAATATTTCTATAATAGTTTACCCAATGAGCATACCAGTCTACATGTTCCTTATCTATTCCACCAAGCACCATATGTTTGATATCGCTTTTGATCATACTAGTATATTGAGCTGTTTGGTCTGGTGCTATCCACTCTGCCCATACTTCATAGTAGTATCTCTTGCAGATATTTCCACATTTAAATGCATTGAAAGCATCTCTAGGCAACTCTGCGTCTAACTGATGGAGCATTTGTCCAGGTATCTCGTGAAACTCTACTACCATCATATTGGCATCATGTTGGTCTATACCTATGCCTTGATAAACACCTACTTCATGGAAAGTTGGTGAGTCCATACTATCTTCTACCCATAGACGCATTTTTATATTTATGTTTTTGCGTATGATATCTGTCTGTGATAGTAATGGATTTGGAAAACCAATATTCAAAATGCTTACAGTAGTACCTGTATATGAATTTTGCAAAAAATAATCTGCATGGTGTTTTCTACCAGTTATTTTATATCGTTGTACACTACTCCCATCTATATAAGATTCTACTAAATAATATTTATTTAGTAAAGGATGTCTACTTAATTTGTCAAATACATACTCTTCATAGCTTGCAAATCCTGTACCTATAGTACTATCAAATAGCTGTGAAGCATCTGCTAGGTCAGGAGTTGTGCTGATGATAAATGAAATAAGCCCCATTATAGGGCTATAAAGACTCCATATATTACCAGCTACAAAAGAAGCTGGAGTGATGCCAAAATTAAACTCTGCTAGGCTTCCACCTGCAGAGTAGTATTCTTCATATATGTCTGTCATGGTCACTTGCACTGCCATAGGATTGTGTGCAAGTGCTACTGGATAGGTATCTTTAGTTATTGCTATCATATCTTATATAAATTTTGCAGGATTAAAAATTGGTCTGTATGGCATACGTATTTCATACATGATATGCCAGCCATATGCATTACTTCCTTCTGTTTTTGCACCTATTCTACGTATGGAAGTTTTTCCTCTATCATAGCTTTTAGCTATTGTATTGAGTGGACCACAGTCTATACCATCTATATAGTTCCGCAATCTCCAGTCTATACGTGCATCTATATCTCTCCATATTTCAAATGTATCATTGTATATCTTGCTTCTAGTAGCGTAGCTATCAGTCCTATCGCTTATTTTATCTAGTATTAGTAGTTCACCACGAAATACCTCATGATCCATTCCTCTAGCATCGCTTATGTAGTGGTAGCCCATTTCAGCTTCATCGTAAGTACTAAGTGCTAATAGTGGGAAAGCCTTATGTGTTTTGAGTATTTGGTTTACTTGCTCAAAATCAAACTCTGCGAAGTGCGGATTAATGGCTGTATGTTTCAGTAGTATGTGGCTTTCTGCCATATCCTTCCAAAAATCTCTGATATCAATTATATTTATTGGCATTATCTATCGTTTTGTTGGTCTATAAAATAATCTATACTGGCATTGGTATTGCCAGTAATCACTCCAGTACTCATTGCTATTGGTTTTTTAATAATAGCTTTTGTTTTTTTAGTTTTTCCCATTTTATGTTTTATTTAGCTTTTCCAATTGTTTTGCTTCTTCTTCTAGTTTTCGCATCTCATAGAGTATGTCGCCTATATATGCCTCGTTCACTTCCTTTTGGTTTCCCATTTTATTATTTCGTAGGCTACGTATGATATGTCTCCATTCTTCTGGGTCTTTGGCTTTATGGCTAGGTTCAGAGCTAAACACATCACTATATTGCTCATACTTATAAGCCATCACTGCACAATACCAGAAGTATATACCAAATATATTACTTTTTTCTGATTTAGAAATTAATAATGCATAATTATCTATCAAATTATCATTGAAAGGTACTCTATCATCACCTCGCTCTATTCGTTCTGCATCTGCTGTATTGTATGGCCTATAGAGTACAGATACTAGTTTGTGTAGGAAATGAAGCTCTTTGGTGATTTCATAAGCAGTGCGAAAATACTCCAGCATCACTATCTCTGCTCCTGTTATATTGATAAGTCCAGCTTTTGGGCTTACTAGAATAGTGCCATCTATTGTGAGCTGAGGTATAGGAACTTTAGAAAATTTTGGCTTATCAAATATCCACTGTAGTAGCGGATGTACTTCTTCTAGTAGTTCTTTGGCTAAATACTCCTCAGCATCGAATCCATGCCATATAGTGATAGCACTAAATATATTAGGATGTATAATGTAGAAAAGCAGTGTATTGATCACCTCGCTTTGATCTTCGTAGGAATGAATATTATTGATAAGTACTAAGTATTGTTCGGTGCTTAGTTCGTCCCAAGATTCTGGGATTAGGTGAGTTTTACTGTCATTGATGATTAGGCTAATCATGTTATTTCTATTTTAAAAAAAGATTGCCAGTATAGGCTAAGCCACAACCAGCAATCATTCTTTTTTCTAAACTCAAAACCAAATTATGAAAAAAATTCAGGACTGTAAAGATATTACAAATTTCTGATTTTGCAAATATATAATAATAATTATTTTAAAGCATTTTCTATATCTTCAAGCTTTTTCGCAATTACTCCATTAATTTCTGTATCACCTGGTATAAGAGCTATTGTCATATCACTAGTGGTAGTAACATGTATAAATATACCTCCTATTTTCTCAGTAGAAGCTATTTCATAATCATATCCTCTATATGTTAATTTTTTATCTTTTATTAATATTTTTTCCATGATTATTTATTTAAAGAATTGGAACATTTTAGTAATAGAAGTATCTCCAAAACCGCCATTTGTTATATGGACTATTATCCATTGTGGAACATTCCAATCAATATTTAATGTACTTAAAGCACTTGTAGAAGATACTGGAATATCACCTGATGAAGATGCAGTTGCATTAAAAGCATTAGTGACAGTACTTGATTCCACTGAGAAGGTTCTTGTTACACCAGCATAAAGATTGGTATTAGCATAATTAGCAGTCCCTGCTAATATAGCACCACTAATACTATTTGTTGTGTTAAAATAAAATCTTATAGTCATATTCCCAGTTCCCCCAGTTTTGCCCACAAAAAGATCTGCTGTTGCTATATCTCCTATTGTCATAGTTCCTGCTGGTATTTCATACGAATAACTTATGCCACTAGTATTACTTACAATAGGAGTAAATCCAGAAGTAGCTTTGTTTATATATGCATTACCAGATGGACCTTGCGCTCCAGTATCTCCAGTATCCCCTTTGTCGCCTTTTAGTCCTTGTATACCTTGTGCGCCAGTATCTCCAGTATCCCCTTTATCACCTTTTAATCCTTGAATTCCTTGTGGACCTTGCGCGCCAGTATCACCTTTTAATCCTTGAATGCCTTGTGGACCTTGCGCTCCTGTATCTCCAGTATCCCCTTTGGGCCCTTGTGTACCTGCACCACCACCTATTTCTTCTACGATTATTATTTGTTCTATAGTTTCCTCTATTATTATTATTATTTCATCAGCCATATTATCTAGTTATATCTTGGTTTACAATAAATGTACCTTTCATATATGTGCGAACTACTCCAGTACTACTAGTGAACTCTATATCATAATAATAGGTATTTGCTGGAAGTTGAATAATAAATGCATCAATCTGAAATCTTCCTATACTAGGGTCAAGAACAGTAATCCCGCTTCCGATACTTATTTCTTTATTGAATACTTCTGCCTTTGGACTCGTGCGCCAATGCATACGTATAGTTGCTCCTGTTATGTCAATAGGTATAGGAGCGCTTACACTACCAGTATTGAGCCTAAATATTCTAGTAGGGAAAGTATCACCTTTTTCGTAGATTCCTAAATTATGTATTTTTGCTTCCATACAACAAAAATAAGTAATATTATTTCTATTTTATCAAAAAATAATATATTATTTTTCTTTTTATAAAGCAAAAAAAACGGACAATATCTGTCCGTTTTTTTGTTGTAAAAATCAACCTATAGGTTTAGTTCATAAGCTTCTCCATTTTCTATCAAATTAAATAAATCAAATTCTTTAGATAATAACCATATCCATCCTTTTGGAATACCTTGTACAATATCAATTGGCGATGTGATTATTTCATAAGAATTTTTTACTTCTTGTAAACAATTCTTTTTTATATGATCATATCCAGATAAATTATAAATATACTTTGCCTCTTCCTCAGTCATGCTATCTAATTTTCTTAATATGGGTTTTGCATTTGTAAGATTAAGCCAATGGCCTGCAGAAATAGTATCATTTATTATTTCGATAAATAAATCTTTTTTTTCAATAGAATATAAGGTAGCTTTATAAGTAAAGTACTCGTCTTTTAATGTTATTCCTACATAGAGGTATGAAACATCTTCAAATTTAATTTTTTTCATAATTTGGTTTTCTAACTTAGTTTAAATTTTTCAATATCTGCCTCTAGCTTATCTATTTCTGCCTGTAGCTTGGCTAGTTGTTTGCTCATAAACTCGCACTCTGCGGAGTGCGAGTTGAGTTCGTAGGCTACATTGTAGGTGCGGAGCATAGAGGTATATTTGTCTACTAGTTTCATTCTATGATTATCTAGTGCATCTATAGATATGAGGTGCTTCTCTAGTATGCCCTCACGGCTATTGCTTCCATCTAACTCATATGCTAGGTGTTGTGTTTCTTCTATCTCTCCTAGTAGAGCTTGTAGCGAAAAGTGAAAGTTGGTGATCACTACCAGGTTGTCTGCTACTTCTTCATCTTTGCCTGCATGCTTGCCTAGTAGGTACATGACTAGAGTACTGTAGGAGCTGTAGTCCATATCCTTATAGCCTATAGACATGAGTACATCTGCATTGTCTTGGAGCTTGCCTATCAGCTCAGTACTTACCTTTAATGTTTTTGATTTCTGCTCGTTTTTACTCGGAGCTGGAGTGTTGTTTACGTTGTTTTGCATAATATAGAAAATTGGTGGAAGGAGTGCAAAACAACGTACATCTAAAGATGTAATTATTTCCAGATCTCACGATTACTGGCTCCTTCCGTATGTTATTAAATGATTTATTATTGTACATATGTACGTTATTTTGCATGACAAATATATAGTAAAAAAATAAAAAGCAAATTTATTTTTTTAGTGGTCTTTTTAGCATCCAATGGTATACATTCTGCTGACCTACTAATATAGCATATGCTTGTACAAATTCCCATCCATCCTTACCCATATAATTCATAGCATCTACCATTGAGTTAAATTTTTCAAATTCTCCAGTTATTTCATCTCTTAGTCTAGTATCTTGGAAGTATTTTGTAGATTGACCGTAGTCAATGCTTACAGTTACTTTCTTAGTTAAGAAACCTTGATAGCCAAGTAATTCAGCATATTCGTATTTTGTAGTATCTGATTGGCTATAAGTAATGCTAAAAGCCATTAATATAATGGCAAAAGTTATTATTATTTTTTTCATATTTTATTATTTTTAAGGTATTATTTCTTCATAAATTTCACATGTCTCGAAGTCACCAGTTCTAGTGTCAAATATATTTCTATATACTTCTGTAGTGTCTGCACCTACTATATCATAAGCGATCACTCCTACTCCATATCTATTATTCTCTACAGATATAAAGTTCTTTTCTTTCCAACTAATAGATTTATTGAAATACCAGTCTTTAAAACCTTCATTGGTGCCATCTAATGCATAGACATATGCTGTAGTTTCTTTTCTTTTTACATTGAAAGTAAAACCTACTTCATCGCGAATGACGCACTTCTTTTTAAACTCGCTTTTATCTTTATTGCACGAATAGCACATACCTATCATGAGTATTGCTATGGCCACAGCTAGTGGCATTGATTTTAGTTTTTTCATTTTTGTTTATTTATGGTTAAGAAAATTTTGTCATTCAAATCTAATGCAATTAAACACATGTTTATATACTTATACGATACAGATAGATCATTTGCTTCTATTTTTTGTATCGTATACCTATGCACTCCTACATGCTCAGCTAGTTCCTGCTGAGTCAGCTTTCTATTCTTTCTACATATCTTTATGAGAGTGCCTATTACATCTAGATTTATCTGCTGTTTATCTTGATTTATATCGCTCATAGTACTTTAGGTTTTTATATAGCTTATGCTCTATGAAAAATAATAACATAGCATTGAGTACTTCGTCTAGCTGGTCAGATAATATTATCATCTGTTCTAAATGGCTGTAATATTTTATAGCTATAGCATATCCTGGCACTATGGCACATGGCTCATCCAAGTATTTATTTACTCCAGTGATTATTTCTGCTACTATATAAGGTGAAGTAGTAGATAGTATTAGATTCTTATTGCCATCTTGGGCAAAGACATATGGGCTTAGTTCATGATGCATAAATTTTTAGCGATTTGTATATCTTCAAAATAGTAAGCATTACTCAATGGTTTGTAGTAGATCATTTTGAATATAGTATTTAATATAATACAAGCTTGGTAGCTTTTTAGGGTAGTAAATATCTTATTTGGATTATTGTTTGCATATACATGATATGCTAGTTTATTGTTATTATAAACTGTTTTTACAGTAATATTTGAAAGGACTATGCTTTCTATTATATTATCCATTTTGTTTATTGCGTCCGATATAGCGTTGCGCCCCGCTTTTGATTAATTATGGACACAAAGATAAGTATTTATTATAAAATGTCAAGTATTATTGACATTTTTATTACAAAAAATCTAACTAATTGATTTTTAGTTAGATTAATTTTTCTGATTTGGAAATTTATTACTAAATCGCTACTGCTTTTTTACCATTTATAAACTTTTCTTTTCTATTGATCTCCGTTAGACTGATGCTCATTTCTTTGCCTGCTTGAGTCTTGGTATACTTACTGATGTCTTTTAGATACTTATCGTTCATTGCTTGCATACGCTGTAGGCTTTCACTGGTAGCAGTAGTGTATCTGTTGCTAGCATTCAGTATATATCCGCCATTTGCCATTTGCACATTGGATGCTATACGGCTACTATTCAGGTTGGGTACTTGCATATATCTAGCCATAGTTTGTTGGTAGATGCTTTTCCCTTTGTTGGCTAGCATATGATCTATAAGGGGTCTATTGGCTTGTACTGTAGCATCTGGTATCACCGCTTCGCCACCTTCTACACGTGCCAGTACTTGACCAGTATATGGGTTTATGATTGGGAGTCCTTTCGATTTATCACTATGTTTTGGTCCATCTAGTATAGTACCATCGCCATAGCTTGGTGGTTGTGCTGATGCTATTGCAGCTATTTCTACTGCTCCTGCTGCTGCTACAAGTACCCCAGCTACTATAGCACCTACACCAGTTTGTGCTATGGCTTGAGTTACACCTAGAGCCACATTGATACCTGCTTGTATGAGCTTCATAGCTTTTTCTTGCTCAAATTGTTTTATACGAAGCCTTTTTAATTCTTCTGCAGCCTTTCTATCTAGTTGAGCCTTTTTCTGGTCGTAAGCTTCTTGGCTGATGAGTTTATTATCAAGCTGTTCTTTTAGGTACTTGTCTTCAGTTTCTGTTCTTCTATTTACAGATGCTATTTGTTGCTCAGTTTGTTGCTGAAGCATAGAACCGATACTATTCACAAGTGTATTGATACCGCCTACTATTTGACTTATTTCTCCTACTACTTTCTTATAGTTTTCTTTTACGCCTTCCGGTAGAAGCGAAATAGTATCAATACTTTTTTTAGTAGACTTTTGAGTGATGCCAGCCAACCTATTTTGATATTCTTCTTCTATCTCTAGAAGTTTTTGTTTGTTGCCTCTATATTGATTTTGCTCTTGTGCATACCATATAGCAAGTTGATTGAGTTCTGCTTGTTTTATAGCATCTATATTACCAAGTCTTTTAGCTTTACTAACTGCTATATTAGCATTGCTAGTATCTGCATCTGCTCTTTCTTTTGCTTCTGCTAGAGCATTGTCAGTGATATTTTGTTGTAGTTCTTTTTCGGCTTTTAGTTTATCAGAATTGGCTTTTGCTACACCTGCTTTCTCATAATTTTCTATGGTGATGAGTCTAGCAGTGAGTTCATCTATCTGTAGGTCAGTAATGGCTTGCTGATATTGTTTTTCGGTGATGAGTCCATTTGAATAGTCTTCTTTTCTTGCTAGCTGTACATTATCAAAGTATTCACCAAGGCTAGTCAATGCCTCTGCATAATCACTTTCTAGATTCTTAGTATTGATACCAGCCATCACCTGGTCTAGTTTCATGCCTTCAAGCTTGTCTATCTCTAGCTTGAGTGATGGGAAAAACTGCTTGAATTTTTCTGCTTCCTTACTCAGTTGTATAAATTTCTCACGTGCATCATTGAGCAGTTTGTCGTTATCGCCCATAGTACCACCTTGCAACTCCCGTTGTACTTCTAGTAGTTTTTGCCTAAAAGCTTCTAGCTCGTCTTTAGTTTTGTCTAGGTTTTCTTTTGTTTTGTCAGTAGTAGTGGTTTTGGATGTGGTGGTAGAAGTAGATGTAGTACTGCTAGTATTAGCCATATCACTTACATTCATATCTCCACTTTTCACTTTAGCAATAGTTAATTTATTTAGTGCTTCTATTTGTTCTTGTATGGCTTTAGTAGCTTTATTTTTATTAGCTATTGCTTGTACATCCAAACTTTGCTGTAGTTTACTAGCATTAAATTGATTTTTAAATGAGTTCAAAGTCAAGTAGTCATTCCATTTTATATTGTCTTCAAGTGCACTATTCTCTTGCTCAATCAATTTCTTTTTTAGTTCAATCATTTTTGATTGAATAGCCTCAGCAGTAGATTTTTTATCGAGTTGTACTATATAAGCTTTGATTAGCTCTGTACCTTTTTCAGTATTTATATTTTCTAAATTAAGATTGCCTAAGTATTCTGGACTTATCTCATTTATTTTTTTGATAGCTTCTAGCCTTTTACCTTTTTCGATAGTTTCATCTTTTGCTATGAGCAAAAGACTTTCTAGAGATGCTTTTTCTTCAGCGGTTTTTTTAGCAGATTCTGTTTTGATGTCATTATATAGTTTCTGAATTTGAAAAGCTTTTGAAATATTAGCATAGTACAGTGCCATAGCACCTGCTAATAATGTAACTGCTGTAGCTACAATAGTAAAAATATTACCGCTTGCTATCGACAATGCATTTTGTACTCTTTGTATTGCTACTGCTAGTGTGATTCTTCCTGTCAAAACTCCTTGCGCAAATGCATAGGCATTAGTTGCTATAGCAACTAGTTTAGTAGTAGCCTCTGTAATAACTAACCATGTATATTGCGCTCTAAATAATACTGTATTATAAGCAGTTTGTATTGCGTTTGCTAATAATGCTCTATTGTATAGTGCATAGGCTGTAGCTAATAGTATTATATAGTTTCTATTTTCAATAATAAATTTTGGCAAAGCACTTAGTACATCAATAAATTTACTTACTGCACCTACTCCGTTTGTGAAAAACTCAATTACAGTTCCACTATTCATAAATGCAGTAAGCTTTTTGCCCAGCTTATCTAAATCAGCTCCGAGCGTATTATTTTTAATTCCAAAGGCTGCGAGAATCTCATTAGATTTTAGTATCACATCATTTGTCTCAGCCATTTTGCCTCTCATGAAATCAGCCTTACCACCTATAGTGGCTAATATAGTCACCAATCTTGCTCCATCTAATCCAGCATCATTAAAAGCCTTACTGATTTCTTCAAATGAACCTTTGCCTTTTACTAGTCCTTCAGAAACTTGTATTAATGCTTCTACAGGTGCTGTTTTTAGTGTATTGCTAAATTCTTCTACACTTTTGCCAGCTATCTTAGCATGTTTTGGTACATCGATAGCTATACGAGTAATCATTTGAGCAACTGCAGTACCTGACATCTCTACATTTTGCCCCATCTCTTGAAGTCCAGCACCAAGTCCCATCACGTCTGGAAGAGAAACTTTTGCTGTTTGTCTAAGACCAGCTAATCTATTCGTAAATTCTACTATAAATCCTCCAGTAGCTGTACCAGTATTAGCCAAATGTACTAGAGCATTACCTATATTGGTCATTCCCTCTCCTGTTATCTTAGCACCATCTCCATATACATTGATGATTCTACCTAAGTCAGTAGTTATTTGGTCTACATCGCCTAGCTCCGCTCCTAGTGATACCTGTAGCATATCTGTAGCTTTCACAAAGTCTAGTACATCTTCTTTAGCTATACCCAGTCTACCTGCTACCATAGCCATTTCTCTAAGTTTTTCGGTAGATGTTCTAGTATCAATTTTCTTAAACTCACTATTAAGTGCTGCTACTTCATCTGCACTCATATTTGTAAGCCTTTGCACATCTGCCAAGCTATCACTAAGTTTGCCTGCTCCTTGTATCATGCCATTGAAATAGCCACTTATAGCCATAGTTGCACTTTGTATGCTATTTCCTACTATCATACCAAAGGCTACACCTTTGGCAGACTTCATCATATCGCTCCATTTGTTTCGTACAGAAACCAGCTTATTTGCATACTGGTCTAGTGATGCTTTTGCTTCATTGTAGTGCTTTACTTTCTCAGCAAATCCATCTTCTTCGCTACTCATACTATAGAGTTCTTTTCGTAGTCTAGCAACTGTAGTAGCTAGTTCTTTCATGGATGGACTCAGCTCGCCACTTAGTTTTCGCTGTAAAACTGATGCACGTTGGCTATTGTTAGCCATTGTATCATTAAGTTCTTTTACTTTGGCTATCAGTTTCTCGTTTTCTTTCACAGCTTGTTGGTCGCCATTAGCTATGGCGCTCACTAGTTTTTTTTGTTGCAGAGTAGTACGTTCTAGTTGCTTCTGTAGTTTTTGATTTCTTTCTGTGAGATTATCATATGCACGTTGTGCCTCACCACTATTTACATATATATTTATCGATCTATTGGCTGTATTGCTCATAAATTATATTTATTTTTTACATGAAAAAAGAAGTCTTACTAGTATCATTGTTGAAGTTTTCGGTAGAGTGCATACCATCTACCAATGTGGTATAGGTACTACTCGCATACCATGTAGGAATGCTTGAAGCATTTTTTATAAGAAAAGACATCAGCATTTCGCTGTACTTAGCACCTGTTTTTTTAGATTCGTTTTTGAGTGCTTCTATACGTGAGTCACTGGCTCCCTCACGCATACGCACCTCGTCACTCCCTCTACTACTGAGCACCGTCACTCCATCAGTATCTATCTGCACGGCTAGTATGTCTACAGCATAGTGTAGTGTGTAATTCGCTACACATTTACGGATATATAGTAGTGCTTCCGTATCTAATGGGTCTAGTGTATTGCTAAGTATTTTAGATTTCAACTCATCAAAATATTCAGGACCTATAAGCGACTTGATGATGAGCAATTCTTGGTCTTCCATATATGGAAGTAGCTGTAGATATGTCCATCTACTACCACCTATATGTACGCAATCCTGGTACTCTTTTGTGTTTCTTATAAAAAATTTATTGTATACTGGATAGGCTGTAGAGTTCTTCCAATCTATAGCACATTGAAGTGTAGTTATATTTTCTTCTAGGAACTGATATAAATCTTCTATAGCTCTCATGCCTTTTGTACTAAGCATAGTGCGGAGTTCTTTATATTGCCACTGCTTTAGTGGCATACTGTCTTCGCTGGATTGTGTATAAGTACCTGAGTCACTTACTTGGAAGGAAACCATACTCATACCATCATGGTACCCCATAAAAACAACTACAGGTCTAGCTTTGAGTAGTAGCTTTTCATAGCTTGGGTCTTGCCAAGTATTATTAGTTATAAAATAATCATACTCCGACTGGAGTATGTCAAATACTGAGTTGCTCAATATTTTTTTTAAATAATAATCTTCTGCATCTTTAGTGATAGGAATTGTACTAATAAAATCTGTACCGCCTATATTGATAGGAAGTATATTTGCTACTTCCTCTATAGTTGTAAATAGTGCCATAGTATATATATTTAGTTTATTTGACTGATGCTAGATGTACCATCTGCATTTACATCTAGGGTAGATATTTTAGTATTTTCTCTGCCGAAATATCTATTTACATTACCACCATTGAATAGATAAGCTATTCTAAACGGTTGCATTATTTTCTGGAATGTAGCCTCACTAGATACTTGTAGCACATCCATTGCTACACGCTGAGAGCTTCCAGATTGTCCACCTCCAGATGTGGTACCGGGTAGTCCACCACCAAGTAATACTGGATGCACTCCAGTACTTTGTATGAGCATATACTCTGCTACCATGGCATCATCTATGAATTTGCCATCTATATTATTTTTTAGTTCGGTTATTTTCACGGCTTCTCTTTCTACTCCACCTCTATAGGCACGAGGTGTATATAGAGCCTTGTCATATCCTGCAGTGCCAGAAAGTGTAGCATCTGCCTTACTTTGGAAGGCTTGTATTTTTGCTTTCACATCTTGGTCTGTTCTGCCTATATTATCTACAGTCTCAATACTTTTACTAGCTTCTAGTCCGTATTCGTTGCGGAAATAATCTATATCATACTGTATATGATATTTTATATTCATAGAAGATTCTATAGCTTGCTTTTTTAGTGCTGGTATACCTTTAGATATATCCATCCATCCACTATTATATGCTGCATGAAGTGCATTCTCTCCATATACCAAATTACCTGGTGTATAGTTTTTGATATGGTATACAAACCAGTTATCGTTTTTATATTTTTTGATGGTTTGTTCTGGATAGAGTGGATCTAGTATCCTAAATTTCTGTACTATTTTATTTGATACTAGTTCATTTTCTATCTCTCTACTAGCAGGCTTCCACCCACTAGTGAAGTAGTGACTAGTCCATATATACTCATGCTGTCCTGTAGCTTCGCTAGGTGCTTCATATCTGCAAGTATGTGCAGGTATTGGCACGATGCCTACTATCTTATCTCTAGTAGTATTGAGCTGTACTAATACGAAAACATTGGCAGCATATTCATAGTCCATACTAGTTTGTTCTAGATAGTTTTGTAGATTATTTTTCTCAAAAAGAGTAGAAGCGATATCATCATTGATATGCTTCTCTTTATTAATTCCATCTGTATTGTCTAGTTCATAGACATATATTCTCTTTCCTTTGAGTAGCGAACATTTTAGCTCTATAGCTTGCTGTAGTAGTGGCAGGCATTTTATCTGATCCATCAGATTGATAATATACTTATTATCAGCACCCCATGAGTATATAACAGATTTATTCCAAAGCTTTCTATACTCTTTAATAGACTGTACAAACTGCTCTGTATCTCTATATATCTTATTGAAAACTCCTTTTACTTTATTGCCTAAACTACTTGCTATTATTTCCATATTATTAGTTTGTATTTTTTAAAAAAGTACTTCCATGCCATCTACTTCTTCTATCAAGTAGCGATGTATTTTTATGATTCTATCACCATATTGTAGATTGATGGTGTCATGCTCATCATGTGCGGGGTCTTTGTATATGGTATTAGTAGTATCTATAGTACTCACAGATGATGGAGTATGATTATTGAGTACATGCTTGGCTAGTCTTGCTCCTTTGAGCCTGCACTTCTCTCCACCTCTATCACGTAGTACATCTGCACTACAATAAACTATATCAAAACCCAAGTTGAGTTCTGATTGTAATTGCATACGTTCTACTGCACGCTTGAGTGATATCACTTGTTTACCCATTTCTGAAATTCATTTTTGCCATGATCACATCACCTGTTGCATCGGTGATAGTATCCGCTAGCTTATCAAAGTTTTTATCTATAGGAGTAGTCCAATCTTTTGGAGTTTCTTTGCTACTGCCTCTTGCTCTACCTTTACCTACTCCATATATAAGAAGTGCTGCATGTCTTGGAGCCTTAAATGATATTCTATTGATGAGGTCATTTCTACCACCACGAAATCCTGTCTTTATATTGCTCCAGCTACTACCTTCACTATGCTTGATAGCTAGTCTAGATTTTTCTGCATTTATTTCATGTGCAGTTTCTTTAGTCCAGCTCCGTATTTTAGCGTTGGTGGCTTTTGCTAATTCACTCATCTTTATTTCTCTACTATTTCACGTATTTCATTGATTGCTTCTGTATTGTTTCTTATTACTTCCTCTAGCTTAGATGATAGAGTTAAGTAGTTTTTTGTACAGTCGTTATTATTTTCGTTTTGCTTATTTATCAAGTCTATAAGCATATTCTCTCTCTCTACATGAGACTTATCCAGTTTGTCTAATAGTTCCTCATTTTTTTTGAGAAAGTATTTTAACCCATATAGCAATATTGCTAATGCTATCATCAATCCGCCTAAATCCTTTATTGTTTCTATTTCCATAAATTATTTTTTTTAAGAAAAAAGCCCTGCCCAAAACGGGTAGGGCTTTTTATATTTTATTTAATATTTTTTTATGCTGAGTAGCCTATTGGTATATCTTGACTATTAGTGTTATAAAAACTATAATCAGAAATATGAATACTTGGATGTCTTTGATAATTTAGCTTACTTATAAATTTGTAATTACTTGTATTATCACTGACAATTTTATTATTATTTGAATACTTACTATATGATATACTTGTATATTCAGCTATTTTTAGCTCATAATATGTATTTGTAAATACAATATCTTGATGAGTTTGACCAATCATAATATAGTCTATACAGACTATATCTGGCTTGTCAAATGTTTTTTTGGTATTTGAATTGGTAGCGGTGGCAGATGTGCAAGAAAATATCATCATAAATGCAAGAAGCATAGATGATAGAACTGCAAAAATAGACTTACGATTTTTCATTTTTGTATTTATTTTTAATGTGATTAAATATTATTTTTTTCTTTATCTGTTTTTTCTTCATTTTTTTTTGAAGCTGGAGCAGTTGGTGTTGGTGGAGTAACTGGTTTTTCTACTTTTATAAAAGTAGAACTCCCTTTTGCTATCATCGCTTTTATTTGCTCTTCAGTGATAGTCTCAAGAGTAAATTTAATACCAGTACCGCAGTGAGTATGCTGTACATTTTCTTTATCAATAGGTAAAGTGGTGCTATATTTAGCACCTACTTTACTATTTAATTTATCAAAACTATTGTGTACTGCTTTCATGGATTATGCTCTAAAAGTTAAAGTTCCTTCATACTGATCTGGGAAGCAATATGATACTACTTCTATAGTCCACATAGCCACACCATCTTTGATTTTACCTGTGTTGAAGTTACAAGTATATTCTGCAGGAGCACAGCATCCTACTCTGAATACTTGGTCATCATCACAGTTTGCAGTTTTTAAGTATGCTACACCTGGTTCTACAGATATCAATCTCATGAAGTCCATAGTCGCTACAGAACTTCCATATACCATAGCAGTCACTGTAGTTTTCCATTTTTTTCCACTACCTTCACCTACTGGTTCGGTTTTCATTTCAAACCCTTCTTGAACGATTGGAAGTTTTATTGGTTCTTTACCAGCTGAGTAAGTATCATCGCCTGTGACTCTAATACCATCTCCTAATGCAGTAAGTGTTGCTCTTGCACCTTCTGCTGTTCTATCTTTTGTAAGTGCTACTGCTAGCCATGCTACACCACCATAGTTGTTTGCTGGTGCCGATAAGTTATCTAATTCGTATGCCATTTTGTTTTGTTTTTATGGTTTATTTAAAATTTGATATTTTTATGCTTTCGCAACTAACACTCCATTAGCTACTAATACTTTTTCGAGAGTACTATCCCCAACTTTGTCACTTAGATTTATAATTTTTCCTTCTATCAATTCTTCAGCAGTGTATACACTTTTATCTAGATAAAAATTAGGAAGACCAAAAACATAAGTATTTTCCTTGCCTTTTATTTCTTTACCTACTAAAGATTCCATACTGCAATAAGCCAAAGGCTTATCTACAGATACTGAAGTAGTCGTATTTAATTTTTGCTCAAGCTCAGCCAACTTAGCTGAAAGTGATTCTATTGTTGCTTTATCTGCCATGATATATATTTTAAAAGTTTATTAAATTAAACCAGTAGCAATAGGAGAAGCACCAGCTACAGGATTTGTAAATGAAAAATTGATTCCGATTTTACCATCTCCCAACAATTTGATATTTCTATCAAATTCTTGCACTCTTACTTGTGTGTACTCTGCCATAGTATCTGCACCTATATATAAGAAATCTTCTTTTGGAAATATATATACTCTGTTTCCAGTAAGAGAAGCATCTCTTACTACTTCGCACTGAGTACCATAGATCATAGGCACTTTACTATCGTAATCATGCTCTCTACCTAGTGTAGATGTATTGGTTCGTATCCAAGCATCATACTCAGTAGCACTTAGTATAGCTACAGTAGGCATACATTTATATGGTTCACCAAGTGTATCATATACCTGCTCCAATCTTTCTCTTTTATTTACAGCAGTTACAGTAGCATTTATGATTTGACCTCCAAGAATTTCTAAATTTACTTGTTCTACAAAACCATCTACTATACTAGCAGGAGTGGTACCAGCTATGTTATATACCCCTACAGTAAGACCAGTACGTATATTAGCTTGTGCTTTAGCAATGATTTGTCTCATCACAAATTCCTCTAAACTCCATTTTTGTTCATGTTCGCTACCAGGAGTTTTGAAATAACTCAACCATGTTTGCTCCAGTTCTTGAGGTTGTAATTGCAAGTCAAATTTGAATCTTCTAACTTTCAAAATACGAGCATTGAAATTGATAGCATTTGCAGTAGGTGTAAATGTATCAACTGCAGTTGCAGGTTTTACAATATCATTGATTAGTATGCTAGGCATACCTACTTCATCTGTCATTGCAGATATCATCTTTGCATACCTGAAGAATGGAGATGCACACTTTTCTCCAACTAATGGTAAATACAGATGTTCAGCAAGAATATTTTTATTTTCTCTAAAGAAAGCACCTAATGTAGTTGTTAGGTTTGTGGTGTTTAATGAAAAAGCCATGTTGTTTTGTTTTTATGGTTTATTTAATATTTGTTTTTTTATGCTTTACCTATTTTTTTTCTGTACTCAGCTACAGGCATTCTAAGTATACCCGCTGCTATAGTATCTGCATCATCTTCTTCTGTAGGACTTCCTGCTCCACCATCAGTGCCTGCTCCAGACTGAGTAATAGCTGGTGCTGGTATGTTTGCTTCTAGTTCTGCAATACGTGCAGTAAGTGGTGCAGTAGCTAGTTCGGTAGCACTTGCAAGTTTTGCTTGTACTTCTGCTTCCGTAAGTAGCGTACCACTCAATACTGCTTCTACTTCTGGCATTAATTCAGCTATTTGTGCAGCTGTAAGTGTGATACCTGTAGTAGCATTAGCTACTAATTGTGCTTTAAGATTTGTAAAATCCATTTTCGTTTTATTTTCGATGTTAGTATATGATTCTTTGTCTCTCAAATTTGGAAGCACAGAGTTGAAGTGAGCTATCACTCTATCAAATATGTTTTGCTCAGTAGCATCTGTTATACTATTGCCACGTGCTGCTACTTTTTGCATATAGTTATGTATGATATTTTCTCCTGCTGATGCTTCTACACTCATATCGCTTGCGTATGGCTCTACTACATCTACAAGTCCTAGATCTAGTGCTTCATTTGCAGTGAAATAATTATCATCACCATTGAAGTATTTTGCTTGTACATCTTCTTTAGCTTGACCAAGTTTGTCAGCAAGTATATCTGTGAAAGTTCTATCATATATATCTAGCGCATCTGCTTCTTTGCGTAGCTGACTAGAGTTTTGATATCCGTATAAAAATGTAGATGCTGAGTGAAACATCAATTTTGCATCCTTAGAAGCATGTCTGTTTCCTTTCTTTACTGCTTGTGTAAGCATTGCGCTCATAGATGCACATAAGCCTACTGCGTAGGTATGAACATCTTTAGTTGAGTTAGCTATAAGATTGAATATTTTGTCGCCCTCATATACAGAGCCACCGAGGGATGATATTTTGATATTGATTCTATCTGCTGAGGCTTCGGCAGTAGTAAATGTTTCATTGAAATTTTGGAAATTGATACCAGTGCGCTGACCAGTAGCCCAATCATAGAAATCTCCTATCTCATCATATATGTAGATGGTAGCTTCTGTTTTCTTTTTATTGAAAACGCATTTAAGATTTGTTACAATTCCTCTTTGCATTTTAAGTATTATTACTTATTGCAAATTTGGAAATTTATAATATAATAAATTTAGTTAGATTTGGTTAGTTTTAGTAGGTATTTTTATACTAAAGTTTTTAGATACTCATAGTCTGCTATATGCGTCTCGCTATGTCTTAGTAGAGATTCTTTGGTATTGAGATGATTATTGATAGCACCTACTGATAGTCCTGTTTTACTGCTTAGATATGGAGCAGATACCCCACGTACCTTTTCAAATAAAAGCCAGATGCAGTATTTCTTAGCATCAGTTATGGCTCTATCGCCATTTGGCTTCCAAAAATCTTCAAAATTCATATTGTAGTAGTTGCTTACTACAGTGATGATAGTATCGGTTTGTTCATCTCTATTTGGGTATAGCATATTACTTTATTCTTATATAGTTTTTTACTAAATTAGTATTCCTAGTCTTGAGCCATACTCCATCACCACTCACAGAGTCTCTCGCTCCTGTTCCGTTGGTATTACCTTCTACTACTTGTATATTATCAGTTATTTTTTTTTGATCCACTGCTACTATACCTATATGACTAAAATCAAAAATGACAATATCACCTGCTTTAGCAAGTGATTTTTCATCAAGCATTTGTAGATTATTTTTTTTTGCCCAGTTAGCAAAGTCAAACGCACCTGCTGTTCGTGGTCGCCAAGTCTTTATTTGTTCATCTGTTAGTTTCATATATTGTTTTACAGATGCATCTTTGAGCCACTCACGTATGCACCAACATACAAATGCTGCGCACCATGGCCAAGCATCTGGCTTGAGCCAAGTAGTTTGCTGGTACTTCACTATATGTGGTCCTTTATTATTGCCACCTTCTTCTTTGATGCCTACTTGTGAGTTGGCTATGTCTACTAGTTTTTCTATCATTATTTATTTATTTGTTATAAATACCTGTGCCATTACAGTAAGTACATTTTACTGTTTTTATTTTGTAATTAATTGTTTTTTCAACCGTACCAGCTCCAATACAATGTTCGCATGGAATTATGCCCCATATTATTTTTTTCATATTATAAATTTTCCAATTCTTTTAAATTGACATCTATTTTATTCTGTATGTAAGATTTGTATTTTTTGATTAATGCATCACAATCTTCTTTAAATTCTTTTATATCTGATAAACCAACTACCTTACTTTTGAGTAATCCATTTGCTGAATTATGATTAATATAAACATCATTAGTTATACTATTTAATTCATGTTGCAAAAAATCAATTTCGTTTTTTATACTTAATACATTGTTTAAATTTTCTACTTTCATTTTTTTTATTTATTTATTTGTTAAAAAAATACATACCTGTAGTAGCTCCTGCTGAGCCAAGTATAAATCCAGATGCAAATGCAAATCCACGTGTATTATACCACTTTGGTTTTGGCGCTTGTGTCTGGTAGCTTTGTATTTCATTGATCCTTACATTTGGGTTTTTGTCGCTCACATTTATATATAGTAGGCTACGCTTAAATGGGTTTTGTTTTTTATAAGATGTAATAATTTCCAAATCAGAAACTGTGTTATAAAAAATTTTTACTTCATTCTTATGTGCCTTACCTTGCAAATTTATCCATTTATCTTGATATTCAAAAGAAAAAGTATCTTTTTTTTCATTATTTATAGTCACAAAATACTGAAATGTATCTGTAGTTTTTGTAATAATAGTATCAATATTATTACTTTTTATTAGATGGTAAGATTCTAAGTTTTTGATTTTTATCTTGTACTGATCAAGAGCATTTTTTAGGTTTTTGTTTTCTTGCTCCAGGTATTCGGTAGTAGCCACTGCTACTTGCTTTTCGGCTACTATTTGCTTATTCTTTTTATTGTAGTAAAAAGAGATGCTATCATTGATGGCTTCGTGATACCTGTCTATAGTATTGGATTCTTGATGCTGGAGTATATCATTGTAACATCCTTTATAAAATGATGCAAATGCAATGAGGATGAGTATAAATATAGCTATTGCTATTTTGTCTCTGGTAGATAATTTTATGTTTTTCATTTATAATTTTTATTTAATTGTGATATATTTTATTCTCTGCACCAGCTATGGTGTCCGTGATAGCATCCGCAAGTATCACAGCACTCGTCTGAGTCGTCGTAATCTTCGTCATCGTCTGTGTCTGCATCGTTTTGGTATTTATCATTTTTTACATCACCACAAAATTCGCAAGGTAGTATTCTACCTGTATTGGTAAATGGGTAATAGTGGTCGCATTTATACTTCTTATGAATAGTAATCATAAAACATATGAAGCTAATGAAAATAATATTTGATGAACTTTCAAAACCAACTAAAAACACCCAATTTCTGAAATCATAATGCATCTCTCCTTCAATATTAAATAATTTATATTTATAATATCCGCTTATTTTACTTATATATTTTCTTCTAAATTCTATCATCTTATGCGATTTTTTGGTTTAAAAATTTGTTGGTTATATAGAAGATATTCTTTTTTCTAATCTTTTAATTTTTCTATCTACACTAATTTGAATACGCTCCTTACATAACATTAACTCAAGTTGATGCAGCATTATTTTTACATCTGCTACTTCACTACATAAATCATTGTATGTATTTATGTTTTTAAGTGCCATATTATTGTTTGGCTTAGTGATATGATATGCCACCAATCCTGCTCTCTTTATTTTATTTATTGCTTGAATCAATTCTGCACATTCTTCTATTGCCATATCTAATTGATTACTGGTACCATATTTATATATAGCATTTATTAATACTTTCTCTTGTTTATCTGTTATCATCTATGCGATTTTTTGGTTTTGGTTTATTAATGTGTGGGCGAGTGCTTCTGCCCATTTTTGTACTACTATTGGTACTACGCTATTGCCAATAAATTTTTTAGCATCTGTCTGTGTGCCATGCATTTTGTACTCTTTTGGAAAGCCTTGTATAACCAGGAGCTCACTTACTCGAAGCATTCGCATTTTTATATCTATCAAGCCGTATACTTCCATGAATTGTTTTATTTTTTGCATCGTGGCTGTATCGCTTTCTTCTATGGATATTCCTATATGTCCGTTTTCTACTTCTACTAAGTAGGGTGGTCTTTTATCCATTTTTGCTATGAGCGTAAAACATGGCTTGTCTATAGATGCTCCATTATTGCTAAATTGCGGATTCACTAAAAAATATTTTGGACTGATCAATGCACCGCCATCACGAGTGCCTATAGTAGGACATGGCACATCTGTACTGGTATTGAATCCATTGCCATAATAATGGGTAAGAAATTTTGTTTGGATAAGGCTTTGACTGTCTATAGTTTTGATTGCTCCTGATGGTCCACTAGTTGGTATCACTTTCCCTTCTGGTCTACCACTAAAATATTTTGCTATAAAAGCAGTATCTCCATTTGCTACAAACTTGATAAGTCCTGCCATGATTCGCTCTAGTGTATTGTCGCTTAGTGGTTTTTTTCTACCAAATATACTTTCTCCTTCATCGGTGAAGTCTAGTACATCTTTTACTGGTTTCCATTTTTGTAGTTGCTCAAACATAGAGCCACTTGCTTTTTTGGCATGCGTAGGTGTAGGAAATGTAATGGGTAATCCGTGTTTGGCAAAGCAACCAAATAATCGATTGCGAGAGGTATATGCTCCGAAGTCTGCACTATTGAGCTGAGTCCATTGGTCATGGTATCCGTATGCACACATATTGCTTCTCCAGCGCATATAGTCTAATCCACATTTTCGGCTCACTGGTTTGCCTGCTTCATCGAGTGGTCCCCATGCTTGAAACTCTACTACGTTTTCTATCATGATATAGTCTGGATCGATTGCTTTTTGATACCTAAATAGATGCTCTGCAAGTGTGCGACTATCTGCATTGCGTGGCTGTCCGCCTTTTGCTTTGGAAAAATTGGTACACTCTAGTGATGCCCATAGAATGACATATGCATCTGGATAGATGGCTTGCCATTTGTTTTTGCAGGCAATCAATCCTGATAGGTCGAGTGTGCGAATATCTTCCTCGAAGTGCTGCACTTCAGGATGATTGAGCCAATGGCTTTTTATGGCTTTTGGGTCGTGATTGATGCAAGCTATCACTTGTGCAATTTTTGAGCCTTGATAGGTGGCAGATGCAAAGCCTGTGGTAGTTCCACCGAAGCCACAAAATAAGTCTATTATTAAAAATGTTGGGTTCATATTATTGATTTAAAAAGGACAATGTTGTTTTTTGATGGCAATTTTATTAATGTCATCTAATTTTTTAAAAGTTTTTACATCCAGCCAATATCCGATACTGCCCCCATTTAAACACTTCTTTTTGATTTTACCAGTGCGAGTGTTTATTAATTTACTGCATGATGTAATAGCTAAATTTGGATAGCCTAAAACATTCCATTTCAAATTGTAATTATTTGATATTGATATATTCATAATTTGGTTTTGTTGCGTAAATAAAGAAGTTATGGGCAATACTACTTTTCACTAACCTTGAAATCTTCGCCCCAAAAGCTATCAAGGTCTGCATAATCTACTTTGACGAGTTTACCTCTCAAAATTCCATAATTAGAAATTGTGTCATCGCCTTTAAAATGCTTCATATGTTCATTGCAATCCCACAAGTGCCTGTTATTATCATTAATCATTTCATCAACTTTTTCCATTATCAAAATCCATCCACCAACGCTACACCACTTCACAGGGCATAATAAATGACTTGTTCCTTTTTCAAACTTTCCGCTATTCCATTTCCAAGTTCTACTTTCTTCAATGTTACCAATTATGCCTTTCAAAAAATGTGACCATTGGCAAGTAAAGTTTGGGATTTTGACTACCACAGTTTTGAACTCTAAAACTATTCTTGTACCTCCTTTTCTATTTATTTTCATTTTGATAATTTCTAATTAATAACCCGTACTGCCCATAACACGGGTTTGGCAAAAAAGCGGGTTCGGTGTTTATATTAAATTTTTGTTTATTAATTAAGTTTAGTGCTATCCGAAAGTTTAGGTTTCAAATCCGCTTCTTCGCCAAGCACTCGAACGTTAGCCGTCATTCTGCAAAATCGTCCTCTAAGACAACTTTAGCAACAAAATTTTCTTGTGTAATATCATAACCGTAAAACTCTTTTATTTCTTTTTCTAAAAAATTATAAACTATACGCATTGCTAATTCTAAATTTGCTTCATTACCTAAACAAGATTCGCAATGCAAAAAATCATCTAAAGCGTCAGGCTCTATTTCTTTGACAACTTTGTAAGTTATATTAGCTATTTTCTTGTGAAATTCTGCATCTGTGTGAAATTCACCATACATCGTTATGAAATGTCTCATTTTTTATATTTTATTTAGTTATTAATTTTAATTTTGGTACTCGGACAAAAAAGAACGAACGGCTAACAAGCAGTTTGGCAAAAGTCCAGCCCCAACGCTCGAATCCACCGAACAAAGCTGTACCTTCGCCAAGCCAAAATCCCATTATGCCTCATTCTGTGAAACCTCCGTATCAACAGGGATTTTTGATAAAACTTCTTCAACTCTTTGTCTATGGTCTGTACAATATGGTGCGTAACCTTTTAATTCTTTTAATAATTCAATTGCTTCAAATCCAGCTTTTATTTTTGGATTAAAATCTAAATGGTCAAGAGTTTTATCAGCACAATTATCTATTAGTGTTTCTAAATTCCAAAGTGCTTTCTCGTGATATAATGCTTTTATTTCGTTTAATACGCTAAAAAGAAATTCAGAAGAATCCTTTTGATTAAAATCTTTAAGTAACTCAAATTCTGAAAAATCTACGTCTTCAAGCTCAATATGTACAAGCTCGTCTTTTAACCAGCCACACTCTTTTAAAAATTTTCTAATGTGCTGAATTTCGTTTGGTTGTGATAATGCTAATTTCATTTTATATTGTTTTTTATGTTAAAAATATTATGTGATAAAGAACGAGGCATAACAAGCAGTTTGGCAAAAGTGGCACAGACATTTGTGCTAAATTTCAACATTCTGCAAGTGCCACCTTCGCCAAGCTGCCGAACCGTTACCTGCAAAGCTGAAACGAAACATCAACCTTTAAACATCTCCACCCAAATTGACGGCAATGTTTCCAAGTCATCATTCCACCTTCCAAAAACTTTTCTATACACGATTTTCTTTGATAACTTAAAGTATGGTAGTGAACATTGCCTTTTTTGCCAACAATCACATAGTACCCATTTAGCCCAGCAGGTAAAATAGGTTTTGTGCCATTGGCGGTTTCGTTCTTCGATTTAGATTTTGTACTCATTTGAAATTTTGTTTATAAATTTAACTTTTGTGCTTTAGTGTCGCCAACGGACACAAAGCCTTTAAACGTTATGGTCTTTCATCTTTAATTGAAACCTCAATACTATGATTTTTATAACTGCCGAAATTATATTCTGCATCAATACTAGTATGAATAGTATATTTGTCTTTGTTTCGACTAATTTTCTCAATTATATCAATTTCAAATTCGTTTTCTGGTTTTAAACTAATTGTAGTTTGCCCATTTTCAATAATAACTTTTGCTTTCATTTTTTTTATTTTGATTGATTAAAAATATTCCCTACTTCCAACTCTTCTTTAATTCATCATTATATTGTTTCCTTAGTGAATCGTAGCGATTGTTATGTTCTACTAGTTTTTTTCGGATTCTTTCTTCCAGGTTATATATTCGTTGCTTCTCCGAAATAAGCTCGGCATAGTGCATATTTTCTGCATCTATTTCTGCTTTTAATGATTCTAATTTTGTTGCCATATTTTTTTTAGTTTTTGATTTTTTGATAAACAAATACTGCTACTGAGTCGCCTTTTTTTAAGTTATATTTTTCAAAGAATTTGTTTCGATCTAATCCATGACTCATATATGTATATACAGAACCTAGATAATCTATTTTCATTCTTACTAAATCAATACATAGAGACTGTACTTTTTCTATTGATTGATCTTCGGCTTCCCACTCGATGATATTTTTTTTCAACTCTTCTTCTGATATCAATTTTGGAATAATTGAATCCGGTACGATATGAATCCAAAAATCATTTAAAAATTTACCGTTTAGGTTCGTCTCTATTTTTATCGTTTTTTTCATTTTTTTTTATAAAAAATCGTCTGTGAAGTAAGAAACACCCTTGGAACATTGGAACACTTGGAACACATCGGAACATTTTTGAACCTCTTGGAACAGAATAGAACAGTATTTAAAAAATAAAGTATTGATTATTATATTATTATATTCTTGTTCCATCTGTTCCATCTGTTCCAAGCGTTTTTAGTGTTTTAGAATGGCAAATCATTATTTTTTGCATTTTCTTCATTTTGGTCTATATACTCCATTCCCATTTCTTTGTATTTTGCTTTCATTTCTCCTTCATCTACTATTCGTATCAAGTCAATATCTAGCTCACTATATTTAAACTGCTGGCACCAAGTATTGGACCCATCATCAAATCTCATTCTTACTTTATCTATGTATTTATTTTTATCCATAGTGATATAATGCTCTAGCGTAGATTTATCCAAAATATTTGGATCGTTTCTGTTTCTAAGCTCTTTTTGATATAGCGGATGTACTTCTTGTATTTTTATGTATACATATCCGTTTTTGAGCATAAAATGATTGCCTTCGCTTATCATTTTTTGACTAAATAAACTCGCTACTACTTGCCAGAATTTAGCTATATCGTCACTGCCTGCAAGTATGGTATATTGCTCTTTCATATTTTCTATAAGAAAATTCTCCAGTTGCAGTGGAGTAAATCCTAGGTCTAGTTTATTGGCATGTAGCAATCTGTATACTGCTATGACACAAGCTATATTTTGATAGAGTCTATCGTCTATTTGCTTATTGCTTACTTTACTGATGATATCTGTAAATGTACTTTCATAGGTGTTTTTATACTCAGCATCTATGATAGGTGCATACTGAAGTAGCTCTACAGTCATATGGGAGATGCCTTGAGCTTCCATATCATTCAGTTCTTTTTTAGCTTGTCGATCCTCATCACTAAACTTACCTGGTATAAAAGAAAATAATATACATCTTGTAAATAGTGCTGGCTCTACTACAGGCATTTCTTGACCAGATAATACTGCACTACTACTAATCGGAGTAGTGGTAGTTTCTAAGCTATTATCTGATTTCGCTTTTACATATCCGATACCATCATATATGTTTTTGAGAGATTCTATTTTTTCTTTACGGATATTATTTTTATACTCATCGAGCCAAACTATTGCATTGCTATATTGAGCTAGTTTTCGCATAAATCCTTTACTAGTACTTTCACCACCAAGCATGAGCTGGTCTTGTGGTATTCCCCAAAGATGTAGTAGGCTTTCCATAAGTGTACCCTTACCACTACCTCTTTGCCCATAAAGAAAAACCATAGGAAATCTTCTCTGCATAGATTTGTAGATACTATTTCTGTACATACAAGCGATAGCATATACTATCATCGCCATTCCTTTGGGACCATATACACGAGTAAATTTTTCACTCCAGTCTATGAGTTTAATTTCTGATTTCATATAAATAAATTTTTTATCGTTAATAAATTGATCATCTTTATCTGCAAATATTTTGCTGAGTGCTGGAATGAATAATGAGTAGTCTTTGTGTTTTACTATGCCATATTCATCTACTTCTTTAAAATCAAAATCATTGGTACTAGTATCTACAATACCATTTGCAAATGCATAATAGTTATGTCTTTTATTATAGCCCAGCATATTTACAAATCTGGTATTCTCTTCGTCATGGCTTAGTTTTTCGCTGATACCTATCAAGTCAAGGTCTGTTCCTTTGAAGTGGAAACCGTGGCGACGAGCTATTATTTTTTTGAATGAACTCACAGAGCAAAGGTCATCTGTATTGATACGGATTACTTCTGTTCTATTAAATACATTGGACTTTAATTCTATGATTTTATAGGCAGTTTCGTCACCAGTCTGCACATGATAGAGTACTTTCATAGTGAAGTTGGTTATTTCTCTTTTCTCACGTATATTGTAGTATTTGCCTTTGTACTCATATACTCCAAACATCATAGCTTGGAGCGAATCTACTCCCTCAGGCAAATTCATATCTTCAGGTATTTCTATTTCTAGTTGGGTACCGGTATTTATTTTTTTATTGAGTATTTTCTTTTCTTCTAGTGCATTTTTTATGGCATCTTTCAGTATTTTAGACTTTATAGAGCTATGCTTTTTGATGATAGCATTGATATAAAACTCCCTCTTACTATCCTTAGGTATAGAAGCTAGTAGTTTTGAAGTGGTATCTATAGCATCTTCATATGCATCCGCATCTAGTTCTTTTTCAAAGAGTCGGTCTGTTTTGTAGTAGATAGCATCTACTACATTTGATTTTATATACTCTATTAAGCTCATACAGTTTCTTCGATTATTTCTTCTTTTGTAAAAAATTGTTTTGCCAGGTCATCAGGATCTATTCCTTTTTCTATAGTCATCACCTCTACTTTAAAGCCATAAGAGAGTAAAATATTGATATCCTTATCAGTAGCATTGATGCCTGCATCATCACCATCTCGCGCTATGACTATATGGTCGGTATATCTTTTGAGTAGTTTGCAGTGTGAATCTGTGAGCGCAGTACCACATGTAGCCACTGTATTGTTTGCTCCTGCATAGTGAAAGCTAATCACATCTGTATAGCCTTCTACAAGTATGGCAAAGCCTTTTTCTTTTATAGCAAAATTGGCTTTGTTTAGTCCATAGAGTACATTAGATTTATTGTACAATTTGCTATCTCTTGAGTTTAGATACTTAGCATATTTGCTATCTTTTTCTATGATTCTACCACCAAAACCTACTAATTTGCCTAGATGGTTGTATATCGGGAATATGATTCTATTTTGGTATACATCATAGGTGTTTCCATCTTTTTGAGAAAGAATGCCTGCATCTACACAGTCAGATATGATACCTAGTTCGCTGGCTATTTTTCTTATAAAATTATTAGCAGGAGCATATCCTATTCTCCACTCTAGTACTATATGTCCATTATATCCTCTATTTTGGATATACTCTTGAGCTACTTGGCTGATATTATATTGTTCTATATATTTTCGCTCTGTAGATGCCAGTATTTTAGATAGCTTTTCAGTTTGTGTGGCATCATCTATATTAGATTTGCTTATTTCATCATATATTATAGATATGTTTTGTTTGTTGGCTATATGTTCTATAGCTTCTGGGTAGCTCATATTCTGATTATCCATTAAGAAATTGATAGCACCACCACCTTTGCCACAGCCAAAGCATTTATATATTTGTCTGGCTGTATTTACAACAAAGCTTGCCGATTTTTCATTGTGAAAAGGACATCTTCCAGTATAATTAGCACCGTTCTTTTTCAATACTACATATTCTTTTACTACATCAAATATCTCTGTAGAATTAATTACTGTTTCAATAGTTTGTTGTGAAATTCTTTTCATCTTACAACTGATTTAGTCCGTTCCAGCTCATAAAATTTTGCATCATTTGCATTTCCTTTTCAGAATCTACTTTGATTTCATCATTTGGTTCGATTAGTTTATATACTGCTTTTATTAGACTATCTCTGAGAATAGATGCCGTTTCTGGAATACCAGTTATACCTTTATTGGTATCGTATTTGATATTGATAGTCATAAGGTCATGTATAGATTGCTCCATTGACTCTGGAGTAAAAGTATTGATATCGTTTTTGGTAGATTGTAGTTCTATTTCATTGAGTGCAGTCTGTACATCATCTGCTCTATCATGCTCAATTATGATGTCTTGATTTTGTATCAAGCTTCTTAGGAAGTCGATGTTTTGTTGGATTGTGTTCATTTTTGGTTTTTTGGTTTTAATTATTTACAAGTTGTATAAATTACAAATTCGTTTTGTAGATCTGCAAATACTGGATCTTGAGTGATAAATATTATTAAAGGATTACATTTATAAAATTTAAGATTTATTATTTCTGTAATTAATGGAATAGCATCATACTCACATTCATCTACTACTATAAGTTTATATAAATCTTTAGTAGGAATTTCTTTAATCCACTCATTTTCTATAGTATCAACAGATACTTGTATAACCTCACTATCTTCAAATAATTGAGTATATGATTGAGAAATAGTAGTTTTACCTGAGCATCGTGGTCCTGATATTATTATGTTTTTCATTTTTTTATTTTGGTTTTATTTGTTGTTAAAAAAAGCTTATACAATCCTCTAATTTGAGTCCTTCAGGTATTTCAAACAAAGCCCAATCATTTGTATGTTCTGATAACAAAGTTTTATGTATTCTTTTTTTATCATCGAAAGAACTTTGTATAATATCTCTCAAATAAATTATATTATTATATATTCCAATAAACTCCAAAGGGTTTCTTCTAAATGAAGTATCTATACCTTTATACAATTCTATGCTTATACCTAAATTAGAATTATATACTTCTTCTGTAAGAATCTTGTCTTTTACTTTTATAATATAATCACCTTTTTTAAACGTGAATATTGATTGTCCTTCTTTTTCAAATAGCTCATTCATTATCCTATGTCGTTTTTGGTTAATAATATATTTTCATTATTACATTGATCTAGTAGTTTTTTTATTTGATTTTTACAATCAACCGCATTACTATATGCTATACTTATAGGTATATTTATGACAAGACCTGCTTGCCAATACATCACTTGCTGTATAGATGTACATACGATGCTCATCATCATGAGTGCAAGATTTAATTCTATTTTGATGGCGATTTTATTTCTCATAATGAAAATTCAATTTTTATTTTTAAAAAATAGATGATATACATTTCTTTCTCTATATTACCGTTTGGCATATATGTAGTCTTGCAAACTACAGGAAGCCAATGTGTCTTTTTATTGATTGATATGTTTAGCATGGATTAATATTCTATTTGACTTTTTTAATCAATATTTTATTTTCAGTTGATTCAATAAACTTTACCATACTTTTATGTATAAATTCAACTGTACCATTAAACCATACTGGATAATGATTATAATATACCACCTTACTTGTTACGGTTCCTTCTCTTAAACCTACTTTTACTTTATACATGATTTATATTTTTTGGTGGTGATAACTGAGGTGTTGTGCAGATAACCTAGCACCACACCTCAGCCAATTTTTTACAATTTTGTTCAGAACTATATAGAGCCAGTATCACCTTGCTGGAGCTATGTTTTGATTGCCTTCCTTGATGGCAATTATTTCTTTATATATTTCATTTGCCTTGAAGAAGTATTTGAGTTGTTTAGTCTCTCTATACAATCTCAGCAAATAACTATTGCTATTTTCTAGCTGATTCAGTTTTTTTAATTCTGTGGTCATTGTCTATATATTTCATTTCTTTAAATTCAACTTGTTTACCAGCAAGTAAAAAACTTGCAAATACATCACTAAGATTTTTGCTTGTGATATTTTTTCCGTAGTAGATTTTGATTGTTTGTTGCATTTGATTTTATTTTTCGTTTAGTAAAATGTTGAAGAATATTTTTTTCTATTTTGGCATCTATTACATTTTTCTGATTTGGAAACTCATTTTGAAAAAATATATTACTTATTCGTTCAATATTTGTATTAAGCTTTCTAAGTTCATTTAATATATCTTCGTTCATTCCCATCATAAAAATTATTTTTTTATCAATTTTTCTATGATCAATCTATCTCGTTTATTTTCTTTTTTTAGCTCCAAATAAGCATTGATTAATTTCTTGGAATGAGCCTTACTACAAGCCTTTCTCCTAAAAATGGAGTAGATTGTTTGCTTAGGCAAACCACTAAATCTTACAAGAGTCGCTTTATCTCCTCTTATAAGTTTTTTATTCATTTCTGTAACCAATTCAGTTATCATACGTATAGAGTAATAATTATTAAAAAAGTATTAATTTAGTATTAAAAATGTATGCAATATTATTACTTAAATATAATAATTGCAAATAAAAATATAATAAATATTATAAAAATGACAGAACATACTGATAGTCAAAGACTAAAAATTTTACTCCAAGTATTAGAAGTGAAGCAAATAGACATAGAGCGAACGCATGGAATAGCACAGACGAGCATCTCTAGTATGTGTAAGGGAATAATACCAATATCGAAAAAGCTAAAAAAAATATTGTATGAAAAACACAAAGTTAATATAGAATGGCTGGAGTATGGCATAGGTTCTATGCTATTAGAATCTAGTGAAAATACATTGCAAGATCCACCAGAGCTATATACAATAAAAAAGCCTAGTAAAACAATAAATGATAGATTCTTAGAACAATGGTCAGTCATAGTATCTAGAAATATTGGTATCACTCAAAAAGAACTTTGCAAAAAATTTAATATTACAGATACAGATATATCAAAAATAAAATCAAATGAGATTACACCAACAAAAACTGTATTAGGCATACTATCCTCACAAGCAAATTTCAATATAAACTATACACTCACTGGCAAAGGTCCACAATTTATAGAAACTACTAGTTCAGATTTATATAGTAAAGTAGTTTCGCTCACAGAAGAAAACAAAACACTCATAAAAACCTGCCAGTTGCTAGAAGAAAACATAGAATTAATGCGTGAAAAACTGAGAAATATTTCTGCCAATGATTCTGCCAAAATCTCCAAAAAAACCGCATAATATCAATATTTAAAAAAACATTCTCATGTATAAATAAGTAGAAATCAATTAAATAATAATAAATCAAAAAACGAAAATGCTTAAAATCAAGTCCCGCCTGGGGTACCAAAAACAAACAAAGTCAGCAATGGCAAAGGAAATTAGGCTAATCGGTGGTAATTCTGCCACCGATTCTGCCAAATCAAATGAAAAACTAATTAATCAGAAGCAATATATAGAAGCAAAACTATATGACCATAAAGGCGACCCTGATAAAGAGTGGTATGTATATTATTATTGCATCAATCCATCTACTGGCAAGATGCAGAGAGATAAATATTCCAAAGATCTAAATAAAAGATATTTAGGACTCAATAAAAGCCAGCACAGAAAAGCTAAGTACGAAATAGCCAATGAAATAATAAATACAATAAATAGATATTTAGAAAATGGATACAATCCATTTGATACAAACCCTATAGTAGTTGAATTTAAAAGACCAGCACTAGAAGTATATAAGCAAGTAATCGAACAGATAAAGCCACGAATTGAGCACCGTACATGGCAACAATACACTGGTACAGTATCAGCACTCGAGAAGTATTTATTTTTTTACCAACTACTGCCCATCACTATAGATGAGCTCACTCAAGCACATTATTATCAATTTCAAGATTTTTGCACCAAAGAATTAAATGTAAAAAAGAATAGTTCGCTCAATAGTCACCTATCATATTTAATAGCACTTACAAACCATGCGGTGAAACGTGGATTTGCAAAACAAAATCCTTTTGCAGGAATTAAAAAACTAAAAGAGCAAGAATCTGATCAGTTTCAACCATGGACTACTGAAGAAAAGAACCTTCTTGCCGAAAAATTACCACCACTCAGCTACCCACTTTGGGTTTATGCTAATATTATTTATTGCACAGGCTTACGACCACTAGATATCCAGCGCTTAAAAATTAAACATTTCAACCTTGAAAAAGGTGAGGTATTTATACCAGCTTCAGCAGTCAAAAATGATAAAACAAGAATATCCGTACTCCCGTCATTTGCAGTAGACATCATCAGAAAACATGTAGAAGGTCAAAATCCAGAACATGCACTATTTAGCGTTAGTATGTTACCAGGTGCTAAACCAATTGTGAGAAATAGAATATCTGAGCATTGGCTCAAGATAGTAAAAAAACAAATAGGTATCAA